GTAAACTCCAGTACTGAAAGAGATGCTTCCTTGCAGTTGGATATCCGAAGGATTAAGTATTATGTATTTAGATGGTATTTCTAGGTCTTCTGAAGCTTGAGATATGCCGAAAGTCTGGTTTATCTTAAAAACATCAGATTTTTCCATTTTTGCGTTAAAGCGATAAATGAAAACATTTCCCGACCTATAATACTCCCTGAAAAAACGGCTCTGCAAATCATCTATGTTTATTTTCTTAAATAAAGTCTCAAAGAATTCCCTAGATTTTTTACTCCCTCCTGTATAATAAAGGTCACTAATCGAAAACTCTGTCATTAGATCGATTGTGTTTCTAAAAACTGAAAAGTTATAATAAGCCTTTTGACATAGGATTATAGTATCCCTTACATCTATATTGGAGTTGTTAGCTACTCCATGAGAATATTTGAACGGGATCATACCGTTTTCTATATTCCTAAACCTGTCAGTACGCGGAATATCCGCAGCCGCATTTCGACGCGTCCTTGTCTGGGAAGCTCTGGCTTCATGCATTGCCATAAGAGGTTCCGACCCTTGTTCCGTTTTCTTCCTTACTGCCATAATTTACTTTAAATTTACACTTAACCAAGCATTCTGGGAGTAAATGTATGATTAATTTGCTCTTGCTTAGTATTTTTAATGTCATTATAGCATTTAACTGCCCAATTTCCTAACATTAAAGTAGTGTAATTATCCTTACGGGCTCGATTGGCGGAAGTACTTCTTTTTAGGTGCTGGGGAAGATCAAAAGTCTGCACCCCTTTGGCTGTGGTTTTCACCTCGACTAACGCGCATTGTTTTTTAGTTTGGTAAATCATATCGTCTTGAAACTCTATCAAGTCCCCTTTATTCTCATAAGGCATAAGCTTTAATGGAACGGCTTGAGCCGAAACTTTATCAAAAAAACTGCCACAGGCAGCGGTACGAGAACCAAACCAAATTCTTTTATGATCGATTGACGCTTGAAGATATTCGTTAGCTTCACGCAAGAAAGTGGTTGAAAAAAGCTGTTTAAAGCAAATAGTTCCTTCTTTTTTATTGTACTGACGTTTAGCGTTTAATAGGACTTTTTGATAGTCGTTTCCTTTTTTATCACTGTTAAAATCAAAGAATTTTAAATTAATCTTGGAGTCCCTAAAGAGTTCTGCCTCATTAGCGCTGTCGATGAATTGATATCCAGCATTATCTATTATTAACAAAATTATATTAAAATGAGTTACTAAGTAGTGGAGATATTTTATGTGATCTTTAAGGTCTCCCCCTGCGACAGCATAACTATGAACTAATGTTGACTCATTATTTTTTTCATCATCTAATTCTAACACAGACATTGCAAAGTAGTCTGAGCTAGGGCTATTACTAAAACTAGGGTCTATAGCTAAAATATAACTTTTATCCGGCTCCCCCTTAACTAAAGAATGTTGCTTCTCTCCATCGGGGATAGTGCAATCGTGCATTTTTTTAGCACTGAAATAACTATCGCTTCCATCAGTAAATTGAGCACAATATTCTCGCTGAAAAGAAGAATTAGACGAGCCTCCTGATTGAGCCTCCTCAATGACAGTGCTGTCTATCATATCGGAAGGTATGGAGTCAAAAGCCATTTGAGAAATAAAGTAATTAGATTGTTGTATGTCTTCAGAGTATATATTGTTCATCCACTCTTTATAGGTCTTGAAAAGATTCTCGAAACTAAAACTAGCTGAAGAGAGGGCTATCATTTTAGAATTGTTTTCAAACTGGACCCTATCCTCTTCTTTCATGTCTCCTTTCTGAATTAATCCGTCTTCTATTTCTCTTATCTTTATTCTTTCTGCCATGTCTTGAGGAGCAACCAAAAACGGCATGAGGACTGTTTTGATAGTATCCTCTGGTAATAATAAGAACTCGTCAAGCACTAGGATATTGGCTCGAAAACCACGAATCTTTTCGCCGCTTAATGGTATGGCTGTTATTGTACCGTCGTTTATTTTCCATTCAAATTGGTCATTACGTTTAGATTTAGCTCCAAAAGCATGAGCTAACATTTGAGCTTCTTTAGACTCTACTATCTTCTCAAGATTATTAAATATAAACCTAGCCGTACGAAAGGTCGGACCAGCGATTAAAATTTTAGTCTTTGGTTCGAAGATGCACTGAAGGAAGCAATACACTGCAGCTATAAAACTTTTACCACAGCCACGACCCCAAACACACATGCTGAAATTACGATTGAAAAAAGCTTTCAGGGTAATCTCTTGATACAAGGCTAATTTTATCCCTGACAAAAGCTCTGTAGTGAAGCCTAAGTTAGAGCGCATAAATTTTGCTAAAGTTATCTTAGCTTGTCTATCAGGCAGTTCCCCTTTTAAACCTAAAAGTTCTTCGTTTAAATTAGGGATAGGTTTTTTATATTTATCGGGACAATACCACATTTATAATAATTCTAAATCATACGCCAACTGTAAGTCATATTTTTCTTTTAAGGCTCCGGAAAGTAAAAGTTTTTTTACTATCCTTACGCATTCGTCCCTTCCGTTGACAAAAAGAAACTGTATGTGAGGAAATTCTTGAATTAAACCTCGCACGTTGTGAAAAATAAAATCGGGGGTAACCCTCGTATTTTTTTTATAAACGTGCTTAAGTCGATTAAAAGCTAAACAATCTGAGAGATTTCTTTCTACTAAAATAACCATATAAGCCTTTTGGTCCGCGGCTCTATTTATCTCATTTTTAAATCTTTCAAGGCCTGAACTGAGAGTTCCTATTAAATCAGGAACTGATTTTCTTTCTATATAAGTATTACGAGTCTTTTTCTTATCGTTCAAACAGTAGTCCCCAAATTTCAACCCCTTAACTTCTGTAGGAAAATCATTTATAGGTAAAGGGTTTTGTTCTCGGGAATCAATATAAATAAGATGGTCTTTATTGAAAGTTTCTCTATATTTTTTTTTAGTAGGGATTTTCTCAAATTTATTTTTATAGCCTAGTTCCTCACATAACTTGTAATAACTCCCAAATAGTTCTTCGTAAAAAGGAATAGGGGGAAGAGGTAAAGTCCTCAACTCTACTTCAGTGGGGGAATAAACTAACTTTTTTTCCTCCTTTCTTTTAACTAAAAGATCTCGACAATATTCTTTGGCTTCGGAGGGTTTAATTTTTTTTAGCCAATTTTTAAGATTTCTTTTATTGTTAAAGTCAGATGAAAAGTATTGTTCCTTATTCTTGAATTTAATTAATTCATTTGTATGTTTATCGTAACGAGGATAATATTTATGATAATAATCTCCAATAGATAATTTATGAGCCTTCAGATGAAGGTGTAGCCCTCTATCTTTTTCAAATTCTTTTCCGCAAGATGCGCATTTAACCATTTAGAACCTCTTCTTCGCTAATACCCATTATACGAGATTTAATGTCCTCCATTGACCCAAGTCTTTCTATCTCAGAAGAGACATTCTTTTTCCGTATCTCAGCTATCTTTATCATTTTATTCCTTGATTCCTCATCTTTCCAAAGTTCTACAAGGTTTAAAATAGAGGCGGATTCTTGTAGCACTTTACTTAACCGCTGACTTCTTTTTTCTTTGAGTTCGTTGAGTAATTTTGTCTGTCGATTTACGCACTGATTATATTCAGTTTGAGCTGTGTTAATAGCCTCCACTAAACTCATTGCCATTCTTCGTCCTTCAGTATCTTCAGCGTTTTGGTCTAGTAAAGTTTGAAGTCTTTCTACCCTGCGCTGGATATTTGAAGCTATGACCACTTCCGCGGAAAGCACTATGTACTGATCGACCTCTTCTTGAGAAAGATCAGACTTATCCCAAGTGTAACGAACAAAACTACTCTCAAAAAGCTCCCTATCAGTCTCTACTGAGTAAGTCCCGATTTGGTGGAGAAACCTAAAAGTATGCATATAGGCAATAAGAGTAGACAGGTTTCTTTTAATCTTAGCTGTAATTTTTTCTTTATCTATCCCATTGTGAACATATTTGTTTACTCTTACTACAGCACGAGACTCAGACTTAGGTGGCGCATACCCTCCCTCTGCCGGTACGTCTTCATTACTGTCAGAATATATCACTTGGTTAGGTATGGTATTTATAAATTCAGAAACTACTTTGTATCTTAAATCTAGCGCCGAAATTTTATCATCTTCGAAAAGTAACCGCGTCATCTCCATGGGCTTCATCGCGCTACAGTTATTCGAAATAAATTCTTTTTGATCTTCTGTAAGTTCTATTTTTTCTTTGGGATAATGCTTACTCGTTACCTTAGCTGTTAAGCTTTTTTCTGCTAAAAACTTTTTAACTGCTCTTCCATACTTGGACCTTCCATCTTTTAAATCTTCGGGGATATCAGAAAAAACTAATTCTATTAACTCACCAATATAAGGGGGATTATCCTTACGCCCGTTCCATTCTTTTAATATAGCTAGCTGTTGGTCTTCATTTAATTCAATATTTTTTGAGCTCATGATATTTCTATATCCCCGTCCGAAATAATTTTTTTAACTTTTAGTATAATGGATTTTTTGACGTTTTTTATTTGTTTGTACCCCGGAACCCTATTTTTTTCATTCGTTTTGTAACCCATTAATGTAGCAGCTTTCTCCTCTGATAAATTGTCAATGTATAAAGCTTTGTATATTTTCCACTCTGCAGGCTTAAGAATTTCTTTCATCTTTTCATGGAGCTTGTCCATTAAAGATAAAATATCTATATGCGTGTATTCAGCCATGTTAAGTTCCGCGCTATGCTCATGAATTGAAACTGGGAGCTTGGCTTCGTAGGCTTGTTTTTTAGTTCGAGTCCAATTAGCAAAAAGCGGGCACGCCTCACATTGCTTACCGTAAATATAACATAAATCTCCAGATTCAGCCGCAGCACACTTCAGGCATGGGCGACAATAATTACCATAATTATTTCGTATAAGATTTTTTATCTGATTAGATATAATCCTATTTATCCATGGGTTAAGGGGCTTCTTGGGATCATAAAGATGCCACTTTTTAAATATATGAATTCTTAAAATTTGGGAAACGTCATCAAAGTCCATCCACGACAAAGCTGTCAAATTCCATTTGGACTTCCTTTTTTTTATTTCCAAATCTATTTGTTCAATACAATCTTCGAATGTAGCTTTACGTTTCGGCATTTGGACGACGGTTCGATCCAGCGTCTCTCAAGAAATCTTCAGTAAAAGTTTCTTTTGAATAGCTGGGATCCCCTTCCCTCTTATAGCCGTCCTCTAATTGGTCTTGATTTGTTGCAACTATGTCTTGGATTTTATTCATACTCATGTTTGATGAGCCCTCTAAATCAAATTGTAATTTGTGAATATTGGGAGCTTGAAATTCTTCCTCAGGCTCTTCTTCTTGAACAATTTCTATCGGATTAACCGGGCTAGGTCTTAATACCCTTTTAGCTGGCAACTTGCTAACGCTCCCGAAAGATTGTCCGCAAGAGTTGCAAAATTTAGGCTTTTTGAAAGAGTATTCTGTAGCCGCGCCACAAGTAGGACAATATTGCTTCATATTAATTATTACACAAAATATACTATTAAAAAATATAGGTTTTTCAAAAAAAGTGTATACCTATATGGATATGGAAAATGTCAAATTCAAGACTTCGGATGGGGTAGAGTACGAATTGATATGGAAAAAACCTCACCATACATACAACGCGGATGGTTTATGCTATTCTCCAGAAGCTGATAATCCCAAGATTCTAGTTGATCCCAAGCTTAAAAAAAGACGTAAAATGAGCACTCTTATAGAAGAGGTCACTCATGCCTTTTTTTGGGATAAAACGGAAAGAGAAGTAAGAAAATTCTCGTCAGTTTTAGCGGGTTTAATTAATAAACAAATTAAATAGTATCACATTCTGCTAATTTAGACACAATAAATTTGGTCAGCTCTGACCGAACGATATCCTCTTCACTAAATTCAAAAGTATGTATGCCTATATCTCGACTTTCTTGATTATTGAAAACATCATAAAGTTTTACAAATCCTCCTCGATTACCGTTTTTTAAATCAGTCTGCATTGGATCAGCCATTATTATACATCTGGAATATTTACCTATACGCGTCAACACGGTTACTATCTCCCTAAACGAGCTGTTCTGAGCTTCATCCATTAAAATAGCCTTCCCATTCCAACTCATGCCTCGAGCGAAATTAACTGGATGGATAGACACTCTCTTTTCTTTTTGTAGTTTTTTAACTGTCTCTTCATTAAGTAGTTCATCTAATTTATCCATAAAAGGTAAATTATAGTAATGAAGTTTCTCGTCTGCATCACCGGGGAGAAAACCGAGTCTAGAATCAGAGCTTTCTACAGCAGACCGCATATAGATAACATCTGAGACCTTAGAAGTGTTTAGTAAATTTAACGCAGAGTAAACCGCTGTTAAGGTTTTTGAGCTGCCTGCTGGACCTTTACATAAGATAAGACGAGTACTTTTATCCTGTGAAATTTCTATAAAACGTTTTTGCTTATCTGTCCAAGGTAGTTCTTCTATATAGAAGTTATCTTTAGGTTTAATTGGGTCTCGTTGGTGAATCTTAACCCTTCCGTCCGTAACTTCGAGAGATTCAAAATCCCCCGTGCTCTTTACTTTTGGCATCACTATCATTTTACACTCAAAAAAGTGTAATATATAAAAGAAAGTTATGAACGAGATTTCAGAAATAGCTCCCGAAGTAATAAACTTAGCTACCAATCTAACTAATTTGTCTCCGGGTCATATAGATAAAGAAAATGTAGAGGGGTTTTTGGAGAGCTTAATTGGAGAGTATGGGTGGCTATTACTTGTAGCCGTCA